TGAAAACAGCTTCAGGGACCCCTCGTTTGACCGTTACTGACGGCAGCGGGGGCTCCACTGTATTGGATCTGGACTTCAACGCATCTGACACGCACTCAGTGAACATTCCAGCAGAAGGTATTAGGGTCAGTGACATCTTTGTTTCTACTCTGACTAACGTCACTGCTGTGACGTTCTTCTTTAACTAGGTGCATCATGGCTACGCGTAAGGCAAAAATGCCCTCGCGCAACAAAAAGAATTTCCGCCCCACCTCAAAGGGGGCGGGAATGACTAAGGCCGGGGTAGCGGCATATAGAAAAGCTAACCCCGGGTCAAAATTGAAGACTGCTGTAACAGGCAAAGTTAAGAAGGGCTCAAAAGACGCAAAGCGTCGTGCATCATATTGCAGCCGGTCTAAAGGCCAGATGAAGATGCACAATATAAATTGTAAGAAGACGCCCAAAAAGCGTATTTGCGCGGCCCGTAGAAGATGGAAATGTTGATATGAAAGCTGATGATGTACTTAAACTTTTAGAAAAGCACGAGGAAGAATGCACTCGTAGGTATGCGGACATCCAGAGTCAGCTAGATAAACTGGACACGCGTCTTTGGGGCATTGCTGCGCTTATTATTGCCGCGGCGGTCGTGCAGAAAGTGTTCTGATGGGTAGCGTGGTTAACATAGGCCGGGGCGCATGTCCTAGCCCCAAAGCTCCAAGTCGCGGCGTTGTACGCATGAAAAAGGGCGGTGCAGTCAAAAGCAAGGGCAAGATTTGTCCAGAAGGTAAAGCTTGGGCAAAGCGCACTTTTGATACATACCCCAGCGCGTATGCAAATCTCGCTGCATCCAAATACTGTAAAGACCCCAACTATGCCAAAAAATCTAAAGGTGGCAAACGGAAGGGCCGATAATGGGACAGTTGAAGGAGTGGCTAGATGAGGATTGGGTTCGGATTGGTTCAGACGGTAGTATTAAAGGCCCGTGCGGTACGTCAAAAGATAAGCGTAACCCTGACCGTTGCCTTCCTAGATCTAAAGCTAACCGTCTATCGAAAGCTGAACGCGCTTCGACAGCGCGTAAAAAGAAGCGTGAAGGTTCCAAAGGAAAGACCGTCGTCTCCAACACCAAAGCCGCAAAAGTCCGAAAAATGGAAGCCGGGGGTGAAGTCACGAAGCCGAAGCGCCCGTTCCGCGGAAAAACCGTCAAAGGGACAGCCGTTGCCCGGGGATGTGGATGTGTAATGAACGGTCGTCGTAAGCGCACGAAAGGGTCGGTATCGCAAGCATGAACATGATGCGGTTCAATATTGGCAAGGAAAAGCAGATCTGTGAGGAGATTCTCGCATGGTCTGCTCATACTTTGCAGAAGCCGAATCCGTATTACAACGGCTTGCCGCCCTGTCCTTATGCCCAAAAGGCTTGGGAAGACGAAAAAGTCATAATTTTGTTCAAGTATGAGCCCGGAATGCAGGTCTTGTATAGCACTTTGTCTCAATGGGAAGACGCGTTCGACCTAGCGATTATTGTGGATTTGAACTTTAAAAAAGACCCCGATGAGTTCCATGACTACTTAGAGCAGATCAATCAAGCCGTTTCGGACGGCTTTTTCATTGACCGGGATATGTGGGTAATGGGGTTCCACCCACATGATGACGCCAATGATTTCGTTGATGACCAGAGCTTTATGCAAATGGTGGACGACGAGTACGCCATGATTTTTGTGCAGCGATTGTCTAAAGTTCAGGAAGCGGCAGACAAATTGGCACAAAAAGGCTACTATGATAATTACTTAGAGGAATATGACGCCTCTGAGATTTTTGCGAAGAGAGAAAACCTGTACAGGAGACTGAAAAATGGCGATGAAGCCTCGTAAAATGGGAATGAAAAAAGGCGGCGCAGTCAAGAAGATGCGCGGCGGCGGCATGGTTAAGAAGATGCGTGGCGGCGGTATGGTTCGTAAGATGCGCGGCGGCGGCATGGTTAAGAAGAAAAAGTAAATGGCAGTCTCTGGAAGCACTGATTTTGAATTAGACGTCTCTGATTACATTGAAGAGGCGTTTGAGCGTTGCGGTCTTGAGGTTCGTACCGGGTACGACCTCAAGTCTGCCAAGCGGTCGCTTAACCTCATGTTGGCGGAATGGGCCAATCGGGGGTTAAATCAGTGGACTATTGTCCAGAGAACACAAGCTCTTACTCAGAGCACCGGGGTTTATTCTTTGGGCACGGACGTCATCGACGTTTTGTCGGTCGTTGTTCGCAGGGATGGGACAGATTACGCTTTAGAGCGTTTGAGTCGGGACGAGTACCTGTCTATTCCAACAAAAACCACCGAAAGCCGACCAAACCAGTTTTTCTTGGATCGTCAAGTAACACCGCAGTTGAAGCTATGGCCGGTCCCTGAAAACAGCACAGACACCATCATCTACGATGCTTTAACACGTATGGATGATGCAGACACGTTTATCAATACGATGGACATGCCGTTTCGCTTTTACCCGTGTCTTGCGGCGGGCTTGGCTCATTACATTGCGGTCAAGCGGGCTCCGAATCGGGTTCAGCTTCTTAAAGCAATATACGAAGAAGAATTTGAGCGGGCGGCTACGGAAGATCGTGATCGCGCTTCTTTCAATGTTGTCCCTCAATATCAATACTTTAGGACCACCTGATGTCAAAATATGCGACAGGAAAAGACTCTTATTCTATCTCAGACAGATCCGGTTTCCGGTATCGGTATAAAGACATGCGTCGTGAGTGGAATGGTCTTCTTGTTGGAAAAGACGAGTGGGAGCCGAAGCACCCGCAATTAGGTCCGTTCAGAAAGGTCATCGACGCACAGGCGCTGAAGGAAGCTCGTCCGGATAGAACAGAGCCTCTGGATGTTTTCGTAGGTGTACCTTTGATAGAGGCTCCAGACCTTAGAACACCGGTAATGTTCGGGGGTGTTGGAAGTGTTACGGTGACGACATGAGCTTTACTTACACTGAGTTACAGCAAGCTATTCAAGATTACACGGAAAACGATGAGACGACTTTCGTTAACAATATTCCTGTGTTTATACGGAATACAGAAGAGCGTATCCTAAAAACCGTCCAGCTTAGCCTGTTTCGTAAAAACGTAAGCGGCACGTTCAGCAACGCCGTTAAGTATTTGGCAACACCAACAGATTTTTTAGCCCCGTATTCTTTGTCCTTCACTGATGCGGACAACGACGTTCATTTCTTGAACTTTAAAGATGCTGATTTTGTCCAACAGTTTAATCCGGATCCGACCACGACCGGAGCGCCTAAATATTACGCTGTCTTTGACATCAGCAACTTCATTATTGGGCCCACCCCGAACAGCAACTATGCCGCGGAGCTTCATTACTTTTATCGGCCCGCTAGCTTGACTGCGGGCGCAGGTACGGGAACTACGTGGCTCAGTGAAAATGCAGAACTGGCCATGCTGTATGGAAGCTTGATGGAAGCGTACATCTTCATGAAAGGTGAGCCCGACTTACAGGCTTTGTATGAGAAACGGTTTGCAGAATCCACGATTGCTCTGAAGCTGTTCGGCGAGGCTAAGGAAACAACGGACGAGTATAGGACTGGTAAAGTTATCAGGCAGAAACAATGATTGAAGCTTTAAAAATTGATCTTCCCGAGACATTTAATGTTTCGGTTGAAACCACGGAAAACCGCGGGTTCAGCCCGGAAGAGGTGGCGGAGAGATGCGCTAACAAGATCATACATATCTCGGACGACGCGCATCCGGGAATACGCGATCAGGCCCATGCTTTTCGTCAGCATTTAGTGGCGGTTCTAGCTTTTTATATGCGAGAAGCCATAAAAAGTGATAGAACCACCGTATATAACGCCCTTTGTGAAGCTGGTCACAAAGAGCTTGCAGACATCATAAGGAGACTGTGACATGGCTTTCAGCGGAAACTTCATGTGCACCAGCTTTAAGAAGGAGCTTCTTGAGGCTGTTCACAACTTTAAAAACTCGGGTGGCAGCACCTTCAACTTGGCGATGTATGACAACAACGCGTCTTTTGATGCGTCTACAACTGCATATACCGCGACAAATGAAGTGTCTGGCACGGGATACACTGCAAAAGGTGCGGCGCTCACGCGAGTTGATCCCACCACAAGCGGCACTACGGCATTTACCGATTTTGCGGATCTTACCTTTAGCACCGCAACAATCACTGCTCGTGGTGCACTTATCTTTAATGACACGGCTTCTGGCGATCCGTCGGTTGTAGTTCTTGATTTCGGTGCGGACAAAACATCCACAGCGGGTGACTTTACCATCGTTTTCCCAACCGCAGACGCAAGTAACGCTATCATTCGGATAGCTTAATGGCGGGCATTGTCGTCCCACTAGGCGGTTGGGGCCGCTTTGGCTGGGGCGAAATGCCTTGGGGCCAAACGGACCTACCAAAGGCCACGGCGTCTGTTGGTTCGGTTACGGTTGTAGCCGAAGCAAATGTGCCTGCGACGGGCCTTGAAGCGACGGCAGGGGTTGGCTCAGTCACCGTAGCGGCTGCGGCCAATGTTTCTCCGACCGGTTTGGAAGCCACGGGCGGCGTAGGATCTGTAACAGCTACGGGCACCGCCAATGTTTCTCCGACTGGCTTAGCGGCCACGGGCGGCGTTGGGTCGGCTACAGTCACCGCAGATGCCAATCTTTCTGTTACCGGTTAGGAAGCAACCGCGTCAGACGGGTCTGTCACCGATACCGCAAATGCAGATGTATCACCTACTGGACTAGAAGCCACTGGCGGGGTCGGCTCAGTTGAAGTAGGCATTTTTGTTACCGTGGATGTGACGGGAGTTGCGGGCACTGGAGAAGTTGGCGAAGTTATTGCCCGAGCCGCCGCAGATGTACCTGTCACTGGTCTAGAGGCCACTGGCGGGGTCGGTAACGTGTTGGTTTGGGGTACTATTGTGCCAGATCAAAATGCGGGGTATACTGAAATCACCCCAAGTCAAACTCCATCTTGGTCCGGAGAGGTTCCGTCACAAACTCCGGGTTGGGATGAGATAGCGGCGTAAAGGACGTTCAGATGACCAGTACATATACTACCAATATTGGTATTGAAAAGCCAGCCACAGGTGATCAATCAGGTACTTGGGGCGACACCACAAACACCAATTTTGACATTATTGATGAAGCTACCAACGGTATTGTCTCCATCACACTCACGACTGCCGGTTCTTCTGGTTCGCCTAATGACCTCCCCATAACCGACGGTGCGACCTCTAACGGGCGCAATCGGTTCATTGAATTTGTGGACGGTGGCGATTTGGGAGCTACGGTCTACGTTCAGCTAACCCCGAACAACGCAGAAAAAATCGTACATGTTCGGAACAGCCTGTCGGGTTCTCGTTCAATTCTAATCTTCCAAGGAACGTATGACGCCGGTCGGGATTTAGAGATCCCGAACGGGAAGGACGTTTACATCAAGTTTAACGGTGGCGGAACGACGGCTACTACCACATTTGTTAATGCAAACGAACATTACACGGGCAATGTTCAAATTGTAGGCGATTTGGATGTGGACGGCGGCACGATTAAGCTGGACGGCAATTACCCGACAGGCAGCAACAACGTGGCGTTGGGCAATCAGGCACTTGATGATGGTTCACTTAGCGGTGACAACAACACGGCAGTTGGTGCTACAGCACTTAGCGCAAATACTAGCGGTGGCAACAACGCTGCTTTTGGTTTTGGCGCACTTGACGTTAACACAACCGGCGCACAAAACACTGGTTTGGGTGTAAATGCTCTAGGTTCAACTACAACTGGCAGCAGCAACACCGCCGTTGGTTTTCGTGCGCTGAGAGATAACACAGCTACAGGCAACACTGCTGTGGGTAACGACGCCTTGCTCTCTAACACATCCGGCGCAGGAAACACCGCTGTTGGCGGAAATGCCCTTGATGTCAATACCACTGGTATTCGCAACGTGGCACTTGGAAATGGTGCATTAGGGGCAAACACCACCGGACAATACAATGCTGCCTTTGGTTGGGGTGCGCTAATTGCTAACACCACTGCATCTAACAACACTGCCGCTGGGTATTTTGCACTTGGCACAAACACCACTGGCGCAGAAAACACTGCCGTCGGTATGCAGTCCCTCGACGCAAACACTACCGGTAGCAGCAATAGTGGTCTAGGCGTGAATACGCTTACCTC